CCACGTTCTCGATCACCTGGAACGCCGGACGCAGCGTCATCGGACCAAACCCCAAATTCGGGAAATCGTCGTCCGCGACAATTTGCAGCACCAGCACCGCCACCCCGCGCCGTCCGCTCTTCGCTGTCACCGCGGCTTGTTTCTTCTCAATCTCACGCTTCACATTACCGTCCTCTGCCACTACCACCGGGATATCCTCAAAAAACGAATCCGCCTCGAGCCTGTCTTTCAGCTCGTAAGGCAACCGGTCGATAATGTCCAAAGCTGTAATCATCAAAAATGCGTGTTAATTTGTGTCTATTTTCGGGCGCGCCACTCCGCGACCAGGTCACTGCTCATCCCGCGTCCCATTGCATCCAACCGTTCGCCGATCCCCGTCCGGAACGGCGCCCGCTCCGGAATGACCGTTTCAAAGCCTTTGCTTTGGAATTGCACCTTTACCCGCTTATGCTCCGCCTTCGCAAAAATCGCCAAATGCCCCAGCGCGCCAGTCCCGGCAGCTTGCCTCAGCAAATTCCCCTGCGCATCCGTCCGCAGCCTCACCGTGCCAGTCCGCGGCTTATGCACAATCCGCCAGCCAAACTCATGAATCGCCGCATACTCCACATTATCGCCAATGCTCGATTGCACCCGCGTGCCAGACACCACCGGGTCAGATGCCCTGGCCGCCCCGCGCAGCCGGCTCGATCTCACCCCCAGCTTATGCTCCTCCGGCGGAAACGGCCCGCGCCCCGTCAGATAATCCCTCTGGATTTTCGACAGCGTAAATTGATTCTCTCGCTTCATCGACCCCGCCATCGCCTCCATCATCCATTCCGGCGCCTCCAGATCCCTCAGAATCCTCTGCGCCTCCTCACTCAATTGGATTTGCCCAGCCATAGTTATGAAAGTTGGTATCTGATGTGTGTTTGCAGAACCATCTTCACTAGCGGCGCCAGTTCCAGTTTCGACAGTCCGCTTTGCGCGCCGGGCTTATCTATAATTCCACTTCCGAGCTTATCTCTCTGGGCCCAGACCTCCTCGCATTGCAAAAGGAAGGCCGCTTTCAAATCATCCGGCAATAAAACAGCCCCAACTGGCGCCGTGCTCGGATATGCATCATCATCAGGCTCCAGCGGTTCAAACCAATAGCCGCCATCCCAAATCGCCTTCACCTGCAAAGGAAAACGCCCAAGCGTATATCCAAAATGAATTAAGCCGGTTTCGTAGTTCACTGTGATCGGCTGGTCGCTGATATCGTTCCAATTGTCCGTGCGGAAATACTTCATCTGCACGCTCATCACGTTTAAAATCGGGTAGCGCGGTAAATAATAGTGCGGGCGGTCTCCGGAGAACGTGATAGTATCTCCGAGCATCCAAGCCAGTCGCCGATTCGTGAACGCGTTAAATATCCCAGCCACGCCCAGACCAATGGTCTGAATCATCAAATCAAACCTCGTCTCATTCACCAGCGTTTCCGCCAGCAGCGCCTTTTTCAGCGTATCCAAATTTGTCAGCCCTGCGATCATTGCTCCTCAGCTCCGGCAATCACGCCTTCTCGTTCCACTTTTCGCGCATCTGCCCGTGGGTTGCCCTTACGCACGTGAAGCCGGCGAACCATGCGGTCTTTTATCTCCGGCTCACCGCGTCCAGCCCGACAGGCTTCGCTGGCCATCTTTTCTCTCGGCCCTATTGGAATTGGCATATTTGTAATTTTGGCTAAAACCCGGCGGCGACCCTCGACGCCGCCGGGCCGTGACCCTTCGGCCTAAACCTACTTACCGTCCAGTCGATTTGGTTTTAACACGTACTGGATCGAGATGTTCGTCATCGCGGCAGTGTTATTTGCCGCCACAAACGAAAATGGCTTCAAGTAGCCAAACGGCCCCATTGTCACCGTGACGTTCGTCGAGACCATCGTAGTGCCGTTCGGAACCATCGATACCGAGTACCATGCGCCGGTTTCGTAATTGGTTCCCGCATTTGGCGACTTCACAAAGTTGAAAGTGCAGGCGGTAGTTCCCGCCGCGTTCAACGCGAACTGAATGGACAGCCCCACTTCGCCATATTTGGTCGCCGTTATCGGTCCACCCAAATTTGCTGTCGTGGTCGAACTGTTTGGCACGTCATTCGTCGTCACCAAAGTTGTGACCTTGTATTGCGCCTGCGCTGTGCCAATCAGCGAGGTGACAACCAGCGCCACTCCAAACACCTGTTTAATAATTCTCATTTAGATCCTTTCCTTTCGGTTTGTTGCCGTATGGGCTTATGACGCTGCGGTTTTCAAAACAGCAAACGGTTTCAGCGTGGTTGAGGCCGACGCGGTCTTGATCATCACACCCGTCCGCATCAGCGCCCGGAAAGCGCGCATATTCTCTGCGAACTTGATGTCGTCGCTAGTCGCCAGCTCCATGTCTGAGCGGATGCCCACCGCCTGGCCATCCGGATCGCCAAACACCGCCACCGGCAGCCCAGGTCCGTCCGTGCTCGGCGCCACCGCTGTCGGCTTCACTTGGTAGCCTAAAATGCTTCCAATCGCTCCTGGCGTCGGCACTTCCTGCCACGTCTGGAAAATAGGCCGGTTGTTCTTATCGCGAATCAAGACGAACAGCGCGATTACCTGTGGGTGAATCCACCATTTCGCCTGGCGTTTCAGCACAATTGGCGAAACCGTCGTCAAGCAGCGCACAAAGTCATCCAGCTCCAAACCGGTGATCGAAACGTTCCCCGCCGCCGCCGCGGCCGCTAGGTTCACATTCGCGCCATCGGCGTAGAAGATTCCGCGATACCCGGCGTCCGTTTGGCTCGCCGCGGCCTGGCCGGAAAACGCTACCGTGTCCAAACCGAAGCTGATGGTTTGAGCCATTTGCTTCAGGATGTAACCCGCCAGGTCAACGGTTGAATCCGCGAGAAGTTCACGCGCCACCGTCAGGTAAGCCGCCAAAGTCTGAATGACCAAATTCACCGAAGACCCGGTAAATGCTCCCTCCGCAATGGCTGAGCTTTCCCCGTGTCCGCCAGTGCCTGATCCAATCCAGTAGAACAATGGCCGCGCCGTCCCGATTGGCACTACCGTTGTACGCATGCCCACGCGAATCACACCCAAGCTCGGCCAGTCGCCGTATTCAAGCAGCGTGTCATAGATTTCGTTGAAGGTTTGTTGCGGCACAGTAGCCTGGCCGAGTGAGCTATCCACGCCAGTCAAAGACTTAGCCACCGCGCTGCCTTCCTCCACCACCTTGCGCATTTCGGCCGGCACTCGGCTGAGCGAGCCATCCTTTATGTGATGGCAATAGCGGATCAACGCATTCAGGTAAAACTTCGTCTCCTCATTCGCCAGCACCCGGTCAATGGGATTCGCAAACGAGCTCCGCGCGTTCAACGCTACTTGCGATTGCACTTTAGCCATCGCCTTCATCACTTCCTCATAGGAAGTGTTGACCTGGTTCTTTACCTTCGTCAGGTCCTCAACCGCCTTTTTGACTTCCTTGTCCGAGCGGTCCAAATCATCCAGCACCTTTTGCTGGCTCGATTTGAATTTCTCCTGCTCTTTGCTCAGAGCTTCCACCCCGCCCAAAACCTTTCTCTGAAAGTCCGCTTCCGGCAGAACTCCATTGCCGTCCGCGCCATGGAGGTCCAATAACACCGCGATTTTGCGTAACATAATTAGATTGATTTGATTTTTGTTGTTAACCCCACCAGGAACGCCATCCGCGCCCGCTGCCTGGTCAACGCGGCAGCAGCGGGACTATCAGCCGGGTTGACGGTGATGCGTTTAGCCCTCTCGATGGAAAGTAAATCAAGGTCAGCGTCCGTTAGGACCCCCGCCTTGTAGCCCCTTGCCAGGGCGTTTGGATTCGCGCCAATCACACAGGCGCTCAGCTCTTTTTGCTGTTGTTCCAGATATATACAGGCCACTCCGTCATCTTCCTTGCGCCCACACGCTTGTAGTGCGGATTTCCATGCCTTCGTGTCCGCGTCCCATTTTGTGGCGTATTGCGTCGGCACAAACCCCACCGACACCGCTTTGAGATAGCCCGCCTTCGTCATGTTGAAACCCAGTTGCGCCAGCGCGTTCTCTGGTACGTCCACCGCCCATTTTACCGTTTCAATCAGCCGCTTTTGCTCCACTCGGAAATCAACCACCCGCCCTAGCAGGTTTGCTAGCGTCGAATAATCATGCGAGTCCACAAACGGTGCGTTCTTCTTGAACTCGTCAAACCGCCACCCATCCGCCTTGATCACCTCGCGGTAGCTGTCGATCGTTTCATCGCTGGCCACGTACTCCACAATGCCCGTTTTTTCGTCGATGACCCTTACCTCTGGATTAATGGTGCGTCTTAGCATAATTACCTCTGTTCTCTCGGTGGGAGCGCCACCGCCACCGGAATTTTGCTTCCCAAATAGTCCGCTAATTGCCGCTCCTCCCATCCCAGGCCGGCCTCCACTCGAAACGTAGCCCCTCGCAAATGCACTTCCACCTGGTCGCCTTGCCTTTGCGCCTCGGCGCCTTTAGGCAGAGCCCTTTTTAATTTCCTTAAATTCATAATTTAGATTTCGTCCGCCGGCGCCGCCGCGATGCTCACACAATGACAATTGATCACATTTTCGGCTGACCCATTCGGATCGCCCGGATACATCAGCTTTTCGCCGTCCACGACAAAAGGCTCATCTATCGGAATGGGGCTTTCCCCATAATCATCCTCCGCCGCCGCATGCGCCGGCCTCACCGTTTCACCGTGACTGCTCAGCCACATCTTTTGCTCCACCCCAGCCGAGCGCATCGCGGCATCCCGCGCGAAACCAAACGCCACCGACGTCTCCGTCATCGCGATCCGCTTCGCCTCATACTTCGCCAAATTGTTGAACACACCCCGGATTTCATCCGTCATCTTCTCGATGCTCGTGCCTTCCTTGAAGCCCGTCTCCAACACCGTATTAAGCTGTCCGCGCACCGTTTCCCCCACCCCCTTCAGAGCCCCATTACGGCTCGCCACAAACTCCAGCGCCTTATGCGGTGGCATCTTCCAGGGGTCACTCCGGCCAATCTCCTCAAAAAGTTGCTCCCCGGCCGTCTGCAAGGCTGCTTGCGAGACTGGATTCATCACCACCCGCAACGCGTTCCCAAACTCCGCCGCGTCAAAAATAAAATCGATCACACTGCGCTGAACCATCTGCTTTGCGTGGGCGGACTCATACTGCGCCCACTTATTCAGGACCTTCCCGCGAAACTCATTAATCACCCGGCTCGCCTTGCCTTGGTAAGTCTTTATTGTTCCGGCCCGCTTGCGCATATGCGCTTCCCAGATCGCCTTCTTGTTCGCCCGCGTTAGGTCTGCTAGAGCCGCCGCCTTGGTTTCCCTCAGCGCCCCAAGCATCTCCCTCACCGCTTTGGGCTGATCCGCTATCGGCTCCGCCAGGTCAGGATTCTCCGATGGGCTCTGCGCCATTTCCAACTCCTCCGATCCCACTGGCGACACCGAAAACGGCAAATACCCCACTTCCCATCCGTCAAACTCTGGCAGTTCCAAGCCCAAATACTCATTTATCTCCTGCATCGGCATGCCTTTACTCCACAGCACCTCCACCGAGGCCAGGCGTTCCTTGCGCACCTCCTGCATCACTGGATGCTCATCCCAGTCCAACTCCACATCCACGTCAGCCCTTTGCAGCTTTACAGTCAGCCGCTTGATGCCGTCCGCCAGCTTCCCGCCCGTTGGAATGCAGGTATTGGCAATTAGCTGATAATAATCACTCGCGCTGCCAATCGAATACGCCGCCTTCACATCCGCCATGGACGGCGGGACTCCAAAGCCAATGAAAATTTCGTGCCGATTCTCCAGGCGCTGTGCAATGAATGCCGCGTCCACACTGCGCACCTGCGGATCCTCTACCGTAATGTCGCCTGTCAAAAAGATTGGCCGGAAATCCCCGCGCTGCTGGGCCGCGCGTTTTGCCCTCAAATCGGCAAGAATTTGTTCCCGCTGCGGATCCGTTGGGATTCCGTTCTTCGCCACGATGTAAGGCCCCGTGTCCCCGTTGTTTGCCATTAGGTTTCTGGCAAACTTTCCCGCCAGCCAATCCGATTCCGCGGCAATCAGCGTTGCCTCATACTCACTCAACCCACGCCATGGATTGTAGGGATTCCAGTACTTCAATTGGATCACCTGCTCAGGCAGTAATGAATGCATCCCTCCGGACGGATCATTGTAACTCCACCCCTTGAGCTGATTATTTTCGATTACATGCCGCATCCGATCCGGCCTGGCCACGATCACCTGTGGCAAGGCCCGCCCGCGCGCTTCAGGAAATGGCACCAGCATTGAATCATCCAGCAACCAGAAGCATTCGCCCGACATTTTCAGCCATCCCACCGTCGCCTCGCAAAAGTCGCTATAGCCAAGATTTTGCATCGGCGCGCGAAGTAGCGCATCCATCTCCGGCAAATCCACCGTCTGATCGTCATCCCGCTTGCGGTAACCCTTCCCCCTCTTTTTAGCCGTCCGCGTCGAGTAGAAGTTCACCGGCACCGAGCTGATCGGCCCCGCAATCTTCTTTATCGCCGCCTGCACCCACACTGAAGACTTGTAAGGCTCCTGCAAAACCTCCTGGCTCCCGATCTCGATTGCTCGAGCAAACCAGAACGCCGGCACGCCTTGACCTCGTAGCACCATCGACGCCGCCTCCAGTCGCTTGAAAAACCCCAACTTCTTACCCACGCGCCACCCCCACGTAGAAATTTTTCATCACACGCGCCAAACCATTCGCCACAGTCCCTTGCAATCGCAGCCTAATGCCTTGCAAACTCGATGGGGCCATGGGGGCTGTATGCTGGCACCCTCCAAATAGCCCTGGGGCATTTGCGACGGCTAAAAGGGCTGTCCGCGAGCAATCAGGAGTGAACCCCTCAACACCCGACTGGACCCCAACGCGGACAGCCCTTTTAACCTTCAACCCGCAACCTGAAATTTGATTCGTCATATAAGCGCGCTCCCAAATTCGCCGCGCGCCTTCCCGGCATACAGCGCAAGCCCCTTTGCCCAAAAACGGTCGCAATGACTATCCGCGCTCTCCCCGCCAAACCGCACATTGCCCGCCGCCGTCGTTTCCTTTTTCACCCCGCGCAGATCCGCCCGGAGCCTCTCATCATTGGGATACCGCACCTTCCGATCCTCATGAGCCATCCGCAGTGG